TCTCGTGTCAGGGAACCCCAGGCCCTTACCGAAGTTAAGGAAAAATATAGAATTCTCAGAAAACACCTGATTGACACAAATAATGAAAAATTTCACAAATTAAAGCGACAGGTTCCAATTTCTGGATACTTGCGAATGAATGATACAGTTGGTTACAACACTAATAAGGGACAAGAGATTGCACTCTGCCTTGACGGAACTGCGAATGAAATTTTTCACGTTCTTATCCATGAACTCACTCATTCATCTGTCGAAGAGTATTCGCACTCTAAAAAATTTTGGGATAACTACATTGAACTTCGCGATATTTGTGTAAAATTGGGAATTTACAAAATAATTCCGGAAAGAGTTGAGTTTTGTGGTCAACACATTCAGGATAAATAATATTCTTACTTTACTTCAAATGAAGACTCCTCTTACTACAGTGATCGCGGTGATATTGTCTTACCTCTTGATATATGGCATTACAATGATACCACATTTGAGTACTAATTATTATATAAATCTCACAGCGATGACAGTTATTATTCCAAATGTCCTGAGATACATTATAGGTAACGTACCAAGACTCGCAGTTGACAGGGTTTTTATGATTTCAACTACAGTGATTGCATTCATTGTGACGTTTCTCATGAATCTCTTATTGAGTGATACAAAGGATGCCGTAGAGGAATACGGTAGTGACAGAAGCAAGACACTTAAATTGAGTGCCTTGCTCGTGACAGCATTTGTGTCGGGAGCTCTGATTACCTATTATTCAGGTATTGATAATTCAATCTATTCAAATATGGGTTGGGAATCTAATCAGGGCTTGACAATGTAAGTCTTGACGATGTGGAAAACAATCGCCGCAACCAAACCGGTTGAAGCCAAGCCAACCATGCTTCGGTTCCCCTGTTCATTAAGGAACTTTGGAACGGAAGTGACAAGCTTGTCTTGAACTGGCTTAGACACCGCAAGCGAGGCCGCGAGGCCCGCCACCAAAGCAATGATTTGATCATCGGTGAGATTGAGAGGGTTTTTACTTTCCGGCTCCTTGCTGGCTTGTTGTTGAACCGCTGGAGCAAAAGCACCCTGGGGCTGTGGGGCAGTCATTTGTGGCATCACACCTTGCATTCTGGGTTCATCTGTCATCATTGGAGGTTCCATCATTATATCGTTGATTGGCGTGGAGTCCATTGTCTGTTTACTTTGACTCACATTTTTTTCCTGTTGTAATGACGCTTCGTTATTTACAAATGACGTGGATTTGTTATCTGTAATTGGAATCATTCCTTCCCCATTATCTGACAAATTCAAGGTATTTATATCCGTAGACATTTGTTATAATCATATGTTTTTGAGAATGTTAAGTGACGCATCTTATCTTGTCTTTGTGATCTTGAGTCTTGTCTTCTTAGTTGCCTTTTTGGCATCGTCCTCCTTCTGATCCAAATATTTTGGATTGTACATTTTCTTGTGAAGTTGCCAGAGATTTGGACTTCCAACCCTAAATCCCCTCCTGACAGTAGCTTTATACCAAAATACACAATCCTGTATTCTATTAGACTTTACAGTGTTATCAAGTACGAGACATTCATAGTTTTCCGTGCATGCGTCCATCACTTTAGAAAACATATCATACGATGGAAAAATTCCAAAAAATGCTTTATAGAGTTTTTCTCTGTTTTGTATGATGTTCTCTCTAAGAATAAACACGTAATCCACATTGGCACGCAGGGCTGGTGGGAGGTCCATCACATATTGCATAGTTAACATGAAAAATATGTTATAATGCCTACCATTCATAAAACATTGACGAATACATGTGTCTTTGAGAAATTTTGAATCATACATACAATCATCAAGAAGCATAAAAGCACTATTATTTTGAGATTTCCCCTTTGTACCAACCAATTTTCTCTGCCTGGATATAACCCGCTCGATCGCATCCCTGTCATAATCACCGTAGACAAAGAGGTCTGGAATGAACTCACCATAAAAATGATTACCTTCCTCTGTACCAGATAGAACTATCCCGGCTGGTATATGCTTTTTATGAAACATAATATCTTTTACCAGAGTTGATTTTCCCGTGTTTCTCTTACCTATGAACACACAGACCCTATCGTCACTCATAGTCTCGGGTTTGAACTTCTTCAGCTGAAGATTCATTCTACAATAGTGTTCCGTTTTAATTCGTAAAATTTTACTCACATATTGTAGGAATGTCGGGTCGTTTGAGACTTGCCGCCACCGGAGCCCAAGATCGTTGGCTTACAGGAGATCCACAATTTTCATATTTCCTGATGAATTTCAAAAGGCATACAAAATTTGCCATTGATTATTTTGAAAATCAGTTCAGTGGTGATTTTGATTTTGGTAGTATATTGACATGTCGTGTTCCGAGCGACAAAGGCGATTTCATAAAAAATATGAATTTGAAAATTACACTCAGTGACCCCGTGCCGGATACACCCGGTACGAATGATTACTTCTGGGCACCGTCTATTGCTTCCCATCTCATTGAATATGCAGAGCTCATAATAGGTGGTCAAACCGTCCAAAAAATTACGGGTGAATACATCTATATGCATCAACAACTACACAATACGAACGACGATACCACACAAACACTCTATTTTTTGAATGGTCACGGGAATTTCCTCACCTATACAGGCGATTACACATATTATTTAGATCTTCCCTTTTATTTCTATAGACATCCAAGCCTGGCCATACCGACGTGTGCACTTACAAAACAGGAAGTTGAAGTTAGAATAAAGACGAAACCCCTATCAGAACTTGTATATGGTGGGGCCGCAGCGAATACAACTGCAAGTATTAAGAAATTTTCACTTGACGCAGAATTTGCATTTGTTCAAAATGACGAAAAGAACTTTATAATGTCCAGACCCATGGAATATGTAATCACCCAACTTCAAATGTCTCAATTCTTAATGAAACCCGGGGAAACAAAACGTTCGGTACTTCTTAATTTCAAACACCCCGTGAAAGAGCTTTTATTCAGTTGCACCCCAAAAGCATTTTCCGAAACGGGTAATGCACCAAATGAATATACAACCATAAAACATGCCGAATTACGATTTAACAACGAAATTGTTTTCAGTGATTCTACAAAGTTCTTGGTTTACGAACAAGCACTCCGACATCATGTAAATTCCCCCTTAGTTCTAAATACATTGGCACCCATATATGGTATGACACAACTTAAATCTGATTTTGGAATGTATAGTTTCTCCCTCAAACCGGAGGCACATTATCCAACCGGACAGGTGAATATGAGTCGTATAGTCCATAAAATTTTTAATATCGAGATAGATCCACGTTTATCAAGCTACGAGAATGAGGTACATATATATGCGGTGAACTACAATGTAATTCGTTTTCAAAGTGGATTAGCTGGGTTAAAATTTTAGATTCTTATATTAGTAATGGCTGGACGTGTTCAGCTCGAAACATCTGGGTCACACGACAAGTTTTTTACCATAGATCCAGATTACACCCATTTTATCCAGAGTTTCAAGAAGCATTCAAATTATTCAGTGGAACATGTTTATTTGGAGCCAGAAAATGAAGCGGATTTTGGAAAGAAGGTAAAGTTTGTCATTCCCCAAAATCAGGGTGACCTATTGAAAACCCTAAGTGTAAAGATGAAGTTGCCAGCACTCAATTATGGTAATGCGGGGTACATAGAGTCTATAGGACACGCACTTATTGAATATGCAGATATTATCATAGGTGGTGAAGTTGTACAGAGAATTCCAAGTGATTACTTGCAGATATACTCAGAACATAATGTTACACAAACAAAACAAAAGGCTCTTGAAAAATTAATTGGTAAGTATTCACTCCGCACATCAGCAGTTGCAGTGGCCAATCCGTCTATCATTGGATTTTTGGGTAATTCCACAACAGAAGAGGAATATTTCGTTGATTTACCCTTCTACTTCTATAATAACCCAGAACTTGCTATACCACTTTGTGCAATTACGAAGCAGGAAGTTGAAGTTGAAATAAAATTGAGAGACCACGCACAAGTTATTATTGATGTCACCACCGGAAACTATATAACGCTCAATCATGTCCCAAAAATTGTAGATTTTCAATTATATACGGAGATTGTATTTGTTGATATTTGCGAGAGAGTTAAATTAAAAACAAAAAAACGAGACTATACAATCACACAGATACAACAAAATACATTTGATATTGGACAAAATGTAAATTCTGGTAAGTTTAAGTTGAGTTTTACAAACCCCGTAAAGGAACTCTATTTTGTGATTCAGAGACAGGGTGTAACACCATTTGATTATGACAACACACTTGCAACGTCCAATAATAAATTAATTCTGTATGAAAATTTAAATTATTTGGATCTGTCATTTGACGGCGAATCTATAATTACAGAAGAAACGGGAAATCCTGTTATATTAAAAGCAGTACAGGGCGCCATTCATCACTCAAAGACACAACTCTTTCGCCGCTTTTATTCGTATAGTTTCGCGTGTGAGCCAGAGAGGTGGTACCCTACGGGTCAGGTGAATATGAGTATTGTGAAAGAACAAATTCTCAACCTAAGTTTGACACCGTGTGTGAGTTCTGCAAGACAATTGAGAGTATACGCACTCAGTTACAACGTTCTTCGTGTACACGGGGGAATTACAGAGATAATTTTTAATTCTTAATAATAAAAAGATGTTGATGAAAACCGGTTTCGGTGAATCTTCGGGAGCCTATGAAGAGTCCCAGCAACAAACTCTTATGGGAATACTTGTCCCAGTCCTTGAAAGGAGTATGGTACTTGCAGCTGAATATTCTAAAGCTTGTGGACGTAACACTATACTTTCAGAAGATATAGAATATGCAATAAAATATTGCGCGATGCATACAGTTGGTCAAAATATAGGGTCTCTCTACCCGGAAATTTATGACGAAGAGTCCTCAGACGAGGATGATATTGAAGAAGTTCCCCCAGAAGATTGCCCACCTTTTAAACGCTATGCGGGTAATGACGCAACCTTTGTTCAAATTAATGAATCCTACGACCGCTGGGAGCAATGGGCACCTCAAAGTCCGGTAGAAGAGATGTTAAAAAATGCTATTAATAGTAATGAGTACATCGGTGCCTGAGGGTTGGACTATTTCTGAATACAAGTCATTCAAGGCTACAGGAGACACAGATTCAAGCACAGATGGAGATTCTTCCGATGATGAACAAATTTTTTCAAAGGCGAAGACAAAAACATTTGTCAAAAAAAAGTTCAAACGTATCCACCAAGAAGAACTTTTACCTGAATAATTTTCTCAGGGTAAATTAAACTACTCACCATGGACACCGCGATTGACACCGTCAACCTCGTGACTCAAGAACTTGAAACGCAATCCCTCAATGCGATTGTCGCGGGTTTCTCTTTTGCTGCGGCTCTTAGCTGGAATGACCTCGTTCGCTGGGTCATTCAACAACTCATCCGAGTGCCAAAGAACGGGGGTACCCAGTACACCCTCACCGCTATCCTTACCACCTTGTTGTCCATTGCGGTCTATATGGTGATTTCCAGAATCTCCACCCGCGTCAGCAAGCCAGCGCAACCAGTCTTCGCGATTACTCGCTAAGTTTCGGTTTACGCTTCGTTAAAACAAGGAACAATATACCAATAAATGAAACTGCTACTATAGGTAGAATTTGATTCCATTTATAAGGATTCTCAAACTCGGGGATGCTTACAGGTGGCGGCAATACCCTCTTAACGACATCGTGAGACACTTTTGGAAGATTTTCCAATTTATCCGTAGAACAAGTAATTTCAAATTTCAACACATGGTCTTGATTTCTGAAATCATAAGGAATGAGACGGCCATGACTCATGTAAAAAAACTGAATTCGTAAATCTCTTACACATTTAAGAGTACCAGAGTGAAAGTCATGTGTAACCTTATCGTCGCCCCCATTAACATTAACGAATGGTTTAGCACCGGGTAGAAGAATATGTCCCGTATAATAAGGCGTTTGACCCGATGTAGGAAGAGTCTGATTTAACTGTTCTGATCCAGAAGATATACGCATTACCAGGGAATTTGGTCCATCTAAGTTTGCTGCACCAAAATCACCGCCTATCATTTGTAAATCCTGTGCGGGTAGTCCAAAAATTTGATGTGGTGTCGTACGCTCTGAACTTGAATCATCGTATCCATTTTGTCCGGTTTTAAACATAAATCTAAGAAGTTGTAGGTTTTGGCCATTGGGGTCTGTGGGCTGACCCATCTGAAACTTATTATTGGTAGCATCGTAAGATATGTTAAAATTATAACCCCCAACACTTTGGAATAACGCCGCAAAACTACTTCCTGTATAGTTCCCTACAGATAGCGACACGCCAAACTCTTGTGTGTTACCAGCCTGATTGGTCGCTCTAAATTTAAAGCTACGATTACTTTCACATACCAGTAATTGTGGCGTGGGAATACGCGCAGATACTAATTTAATTTGCGAAATGTCATAAATTGGACTCTCAAGACTGACGACGTAGTCATTTAGATTCGTTACGGGCTCGCGATGACTACTATCAATCGTCAGGTTATGTACCTTCATTAAAATATGCGTATAATATTTTAATGATTGTTTTTGTCTATTTAATCAGTAATCTTAAGAAAGAGAGTGTGCCAATGGGTTACTGCAAAGTTGATCCTTCGCAATGTTCAAGTTCTTAGCGTTTGGATTTTCGTTACCCTTATAGGCATTGAACTGATGGAATGGTTTTTGATTGTAATTTTGAGTCCAACCACCATTGGCGGCATTTACACGGCCATCAATTCGTGATCTATCAGCTCTAACCGCTGTAAGACTTCCACGTGTTTGAGTTACATTCATGCGGCCTGGGTTACCCATACGGTTTGCTTTACCTCGCCTGTCTTCTGGACGGAAGCCATACTTCATCAATTCCTCGTTATTCTTTGAAGTAACCTGGACAGCCGCGCTATTCGTGTAAGCACCCCGGAAGCTGTGAATACCTGGTGTTGGTTGGTTGTTATACATGAATTGTTCATCGTTACGATCATTTTTAAATCGGGTTGGGTCTTGTGCAACCGCCAATGCTGAAGTAACACGTTTAGCTGCGTTGAAACCAAGACCATCCGTACGCAAACCGGTCTCTGAACGGTTGGTAGTTCGCATAGTCTTTTGGTGACTCGCTCTTGGGGTCACGCCACTCATACCCTGTGCACGACCACCCATTGTTGGCAATCGTGTAGGCAAAAAGGCAGTCTTTTCTGGCATGTTATGTGTCAACTCACCAACAACGGCGGCCCTACCACCTGTAGTATCCATAGCCGGTCCTGACCGACCTGGAAGTGATGTAAGTCGGTATTCACCAACATTGACAGGGTTTACACGAAGCATTTGCTGGTAACCCCCAACTGCGGGTGTCTCGGGACCAACGCCCAAACCAGGTCCCACCATTTGCTTCTCAATCGGTGAGAGGTTATTCATCACACCGCGATCATACATGCGATCGCGCATATTCAATAATTCTTGTCCACCTGTTCTGGACTGTTGTCGGATGTCAGCAAAGTTTGTAACTTCCTTTTTACTTGGAACTTCAACACGCGCTTCAAAATCGGCGCGTTCTTTGTACACTTTTTCCCGGCTTACTGGGGTGTCGGTGATGTTATTTTCAGTCTGTTCCTTGTCTGCGATGCGCTGAACAACTTTAGCTGGTTCAGTCTTATCACTCAACGCTCGACCAACATAAATCAGTCCAGCGACGGCTGCGAGCGAAATGGGATCTGCCATTCTTACTTCTTACTCATATTTTTATTATTGTATCTTTGATCGAAAAGTTCATTCTGAATTTCGGCGCGAGTACTGGACGGTTCATAGGACATCGTGCGTAGTGGCACCTTACAATCCATATTGTTCAATGGGAACAATTTGCGTTCATAGGTCGGCACGACAACTCTATTAAATCGTGATGTTGTCTGGGGTCTGAGTTGATCACTTGTGTCAATGAGGCTGGCTGGGGCACCCTTCCCAGCCATGTATGGCGCCGTACCGTACAACATGGTGTTTGGTCGGCAGCCACCACAGTTCGTTGAACTGGGCTGAGGGTAAACGAAGACTTCGTCGGTCGCTTTCACAGGGGCAATAGCGCCAGCATTTTGGACAATTGATAAACCAGGCTGAAGTTGATAAGCCATTTACTATTACGTGAGATTAATTATTTAAGCATGGGTGAAACCGTGCATACCGCTTCTCTTATCGCCGCTTGGATCAAGACCAGCAAACGCCTCGAGCTGAACACCGCGAGCATTTGGGTTACAAGAAACACCTCCGTGACTTTTACACATTGGAGATTTCCTGGAACCATAGCACCATTCCGCAAAAGATGTTTGATCTCCTGGGATACTAGAAACTGGAGCTGTCACAAATTGTCTCGCTGATGCATTGCGCTGGTAAACAGGCAATGGCGTTCGCGATCTCCCCCCGTCATATGGAATGCGGTCATCGAGATAATGTTTAACAAATGGTTTGACAGTTGGGTAATAGCATGCAGACAGACGGTTTGGGGCGTCTGTGTAATCTGTAATCAATACGTTACCCATTGGGTTTTCTCTTGTTGGGAGATGACAACCACGCTTCGCAACACTAACTCTGTAAGTTTCTTTAATCATTTTTGTTTTAAACATCAAATAAAGAACGCCCAACACAGTTCCACCTAAAATGAAAATTCTTGGGTCGCGTCTGATGAGGTAAATAGCACACACCGTATAAATGATAAATCTAGATGCGGCATTGATGCGTTGTTCTGGGGTTTGGTTTTTATTAGGCCAAAACTGATGAATAGCTTCACTTTCGATGAGTTGCTTTGGATCTTCGAACCAGGCCTTCATTTAGTATAGGTTAAGGTTTATTTTTTTGGGAGTCCACCAAGCATATTACCCATCATCTTCATGAGTGCATCCTGATCAAGTTCACCACCTTCGGTCTCCATTTTGTCCGCACAGTCCTTTGCGATACCCTCGATCATATTGAGAGTGTCTGCTGGAATTGACGTGATAGTTGTACCAAGCATGTACAGGGTCTGAATATACTGCCAGGTTGCAGCTTTTGTATTTTCACTCATACGACCCCAGTAATTCTTAATATTGAGATCTTTCAAGAAATCAATCTTCTCAATTTCACTAAGAAGAAACGTCTCATCCTTTGCTGAAATCTTATCCGCATACGGCGTAACACCCTTCATGAACGCATCAACCACTAGACGCGGGTTAGTGGCTTGTAAAAGGTCAAAAGATGTCATCATCTTTTTAATGTCTTTTTCCTCTGGAAAAGTCTTGTGCAATTCCACAAGAAATTGACCAAGCATATCGTTGAACGCGCTTACAGAGGTCATTTTCTTATTATTCTATGAATTAAATCTTTAAGTTTGAGTTTAAAAGGGGTCTGTTGAAATGGCTTCTTTTTGACCCAAGCCATTCGAAACAATAAAAAAGACTAGGATGGCATTTAAGAGGGCCGGTTTGGTGTATTTATTAAGCTCTAATTTACCCTCATTATTAAGGTGCGCCTTGGCATGAATGTAACCGGCGGTAACGAGGGCGGCGATGAGGGCAGCACCCATCGGGTCTCGGAGATATTCGGACAGGTCTTCCATTTAATTATACATAGCTTTTTTTGTGCGATGCTCTGGGGCGTCCCCAAAAAATACATCGTCATCTCCCCCCTCGGGGAATTGCTCTGGTGCAGTGGGTTGTGTGTCCTCTGGTTCAGGGATTGGCTCTGGATTTTCTACCCCGGGAACCGTTTTGAATTCGTTTTCAAGTCCCGTGGGTTGAGGTGGTTGCTCATCAGCAAGTGGTTCTGTGGTTTCTGTGGCTTCAGCTTCTGGAGCTGGCATTTCTTCTGGGAATGATTCATCACCACCCTCAAAAACATCTGGGTCTTCGGAGTCGCGAATTTCACCGTCGAGGTCAATATCACGGGTTTCCTGAGACATATACGTTTGAAGAATCTCTTGAACAGGTATGAGCTCTTTCACCGAAGCCTCAATACACATCGTAAATCGTTTTGTTAGCTTTTCGTCGCGAAGATATTCACTTTGTTCTTCGTGGAAAATGTAAGGATCCTTGTAAATATCCTTGGCTGCATTATTGTAGCACGTCTGAATAAAAACTTCATTCGTTGGAAGTCGCAAACTGATCTTTTTGTTATCAGCTTTGAGACGAACCGCGGATAGAATTTTCGTACATGCAACAAATACAGCGGCCAATAAGTCATTAAACCAGGCACAGCGATTTGAAATGTTGTCCGAGTGTTGCTTTGACATGGCATTAGACCAATTTGGAACTTCCTTCAATAGCTTTTGAAACATAATCAAAGTCTTACGTCCCTTAGAAATCTTTGTTGCCTCGTCATACATATCCTGGAAAACTTCAATCATAGGAGGGCACATAATCAAGCACAATTGTCCCATGTACTCATTGCGGGCTTCTACCATAATATTGAGTGGATCGGACATGATATATACTATTTTTACATTTTTTAACTTTAAGTCACGCGCGTTTATTGTTTCCTAAACTTATTTGCTATCTTTTTGAGGTTCATTAAGTCCGGGAAATTACTTTCGCTTATAGTTTCATCTGTATGTTTTTCTCCTTTGGGTCTTTCTTTTATCCAGTTAACGTAAATCTCATACCTACCTACAATATTAACATTAAACCCACCATTAATGAATTGTCTAGCTACGTATTGTGTGGCTGCAGCCCTATCAAAAGTAGGATATCCAATTACAAATGTTGGAATTGTTAAGAATATCTGTTTATTTCCATATTCTACGGATTTTCTAATTTTTCGAGCAAACTGCTCGTAAATCTTTTTGTATATTTCTTTTTTGATCTGTCTTCTCCGATCATCAATCTTTGTCACATCATTGATGCTGATCATTACAATTAGCTCAATTTATTTTTGGTCGTTTCAAACTCACTTGATGTGGGGGCGGCTTTCTCCTTGACAAGCTTGTATTCAATAAATTCTTTACCTTCGCTTCCCTCTGTATATGGTGAAACGTCTTCTGGTGTTTCTACACCAAGGGGCTGCGATCTCAAAGAAACCAGGCGAGTGTTATTACCTTCAACTTCAAACATGGCAGTTACAGAGAAACCAAACGCAAAACCATCATTCTTTACTACCATAAATGCGCATTCATACAAGGTCTTGGCACCGGTATACTTTTTAACTGCGATTGTCTCAATAATATAAGTACAAAGTTTGGTCCGTTTTAAAATTTCCTTATTCGTCAACATAACAAACTCCTGCATCATATCATTGGTGACCTTAGCCTCGCCCTGAGTCAAAGAGGATGTATCAGGTCTGGCATCGTCAAAGCGAATGGTACCAACGGGTTTTTTGTGTCCGGAAAATCCGAAAGCTTCTGTGAAGGGTTCTCGGCGAGTAAGCAGGAGAACAACCACAAGTAATGTGATGATCCAAAGTAACTTCATCTTTACTAATATGCGTTAATTTTTTTTTACAAAATCCCATATACATGTTAGATGTCACTCCTGATCTATAGCCCAAGGTGTAAATACTCAATGGAAATCATTGAATACATCAACAGTAAATCACAGCTAAAGCAGCTTGTAAATTATCACAATGTTAACACACAGGGTATTCCTCCTGCGTACCGGAATAAGATTACACGTGTACCAACACTATTGACAAAAAATAGTAAAATTCTTGTTGGAAACGAAATCAAAAACTGGTTAGAATCCCTTCTTCCGAATAAAGAAGTAGAACATTGCGGGGTTGGGGGTGGCTGGTGTTCAATGACATCACTTGATAGTAATGAAAATGAAAACGACCTGTTTTCACTTGACAATTACGGCCAGGCTCTTCAACCGGCGATGACAAGAGAACTTGAAGAAAAGATTAATAGGGATGTATCAAAGGGTGATGTATATTCAGAACAGATTTAAAGATCTAACGCACAACATTTACTATAATGAAATTGGTAACGATACAAGCATCTGCGGTAAAGTCAATTTTCGAAGTATTAAAGGATATTCTAAATGATGTAAATATCTATTTTAGACCGGATGGCGTCTATATTGTGACTCTTGATACGGCGAGGACATCACTTGTTGATATGTATCTTGCAGCTGATAATTTCGAGCAATATTCTTGTGAACAGGAAATTATTGCCGGTATTAACATTTCAAATACTTTCAAACTTTTGAAAACTATTACGAACAATGACGTCCTAACAATGGAGATAAATTCTAAAGAATATATGAATATCGAAATTATTAGCGAGTCGAAGAAAACGAATACGCACTTTCAATTAAAACTCCTTGATATCAATGAAAGTCGCATCGAAGTTCCCTCAGTAAATATGACAAGTGTAACGATTATACCGTCTGCAGATTTTCAAAGATTGTGTCGAGATATGTCAAATATCGGGGACGATATTGAAATCACACGTTCCGGGAAAAACTTCACGCTCAAGTGTGAAGGGGACTTTGCCAGTCAGGATACAAGTATCGAATGCCCCGACGAAAGCCCCGAAATCAGGGGTCTGTACTCACTTCGGTATTTGAACATATTTACAAAGGCGACGAGCATGTGTGCGTCTGTGCAAATAATGCAGGAAGAAGGAAATAGATTCTTGATCCTCAAGTACAACGTTGCAAACCTTGGAGAGCTTAAATTTTACCTGGCTACTAAGGTATCCGAAGATCAGATATAGAATCATCGCGTGTAAGAACTGTTTTTTTCATACCAATAGAATTTGAAATAATTATCTTTGGATACTCCTTTTCAAGTGTCTTTTTTGTGTAATATAGAAAATCTTGTAACGGTACACTTTGTTTATGAAAATCCCGTCTCGGTCCCGAATAACGTTTAATCTTCTCCGTAATATCGACCTGTGGCTTATCGTCATGATCCACCAAAACGGCATTACTGATTGGAATTGTAAAATTCATAGAACTTTCATCACGCTTCATTGGCCTGAAGTTTATATCATTGGATATCGCTCTGTAAATCTTTCCATTGTACCAGTATTTTATCCGTAACACAACTTTCTTAACATTTTGCGGAATAATCGTATTCCTGAATTTTT